TGGCACTCAGATCCAAGTGGCTCACTCAGGGGTGTACGACATCCAATTTTCTGTGCAGCTTGAGAAAAAGAGCGCAAATAAAGAGGATGTGGACATTTGGCTTCGTAAGAATAATGTCGATATCCCTTGGTCAGCTACGACGATTGTTGTTGAAGGATCGTCTGAACGTCAGGTAGCTGCTTGGAACTTTTTTCTGAGCATGGATACCAATGAATTTGCTGAGATCGTGTGGCACACGGCAGACACGGATGTCAAGGCGGTTGCAGTTAGTGGCATCACCAACCCCACTCACCCCGACATTCCGTCGATTATTTTGACGGTAAACAACGTCAGCTAGGTCAAAGACCCGGCTGCCCCGTGGCCATCCAAGGGTCAGGATCTGTGTTAAGGGCTGCTTGTTGTTGAGCAGCAGTCTGACGAAGTTGCATCAGCTGCAGAACTTTCTGCTGTTTTTCAAGCTGCTCCTGAAGTTGCTGAGTCTGAGCTTTAGCCCAGTTCTCCGCATTTTTAGAAAGCTCATCAAGAGCATTTTGTGAGTGAGGGAACGTAAAAAGCACGCCGTTATTGGATTTAGTCGGGACCTTCTGTCCTCCAGTATTCTCAGCCACATTGGTCAGGAACCCATGGGCTTGATCGAGAGGAATGTTTGCCATGAAGCTGAGTTGTACGGGATCTAGTACACCTCGATTCAACTCATAGAGCGCTGCAAACGTTGAGGTCACGCGCTCGCTTTGCCTCGACTGGAAGTCTCTACGACGCGCACGGTCGTTAGCGATGCTGGCTCCCCCGAGCAAGCCACCGCCGAAAGCGAATGAAGCACCCAGAAAATCAGGCGCGTTGACTGCAGTAGCGCATCCAATGCCAAGCGTGGCAAGAGACGCTAGGACAAAATTACGATTCAGGCTCTGGGTCATGTTTTTTGAAAGCGGCTTCCCATTTAGTAGTTGTGGGGTCCTGAGCAAACTCAACAGGTGAAGGTAGGCGCTCGGGACCTTTAGATGCCCTGTCGGAGTTTAGGTCAAATGCTTTAAGACGCAGCCCTTTTAAGGACGGAATCCCGTCATTTAGTACCAGCTCAATGCCGGGAACCTTAAGCATGTTTGTGAGCACCTCGCGAGTACGCTCTACGAAGCGTGGCTTTGCCGCTGGTTTGTACTGGCATGCCTTACAAAAGTTGACGTAGCTCGGGTATAAAGCACCGTATGCGTTGGATACGAACCAGCCTTTTTCTTTTTCGTCTGTGTTCGGAGTGAGAGCACCTCGACCGATTGGGGTTATGGAGTTGGGTGCGTAGAGAGTGCAATCAGCAAGCCAAGCAGCAAATTGACTGTTGAAGACAAGAGCTTCAATGTTGGTTTTGTTGATCGATGGCGCATGCTTAGAGGGGTTTGCAAGAACGTCACGCATCTCTTCGTGAGTCATTTTGAGCGCCCAGCTCACAATACCGCTGAGTTCAGGGACAAACTCCCCTTCGATCCGATCATCGTGGACGCTGATTAGTTCTTTGCGGCTGCTGGCCGGAACGACCTTGTCCATCACAATCGTGAGCCGCCTACGCTCAAGACCACTCGTCGAATCGCTAGACGAAATGTGTTCGTTACTGGCGATACAGACCAGACATTCGGGTTTGAAGTTAATGATCTCTTTTCCGTACTTACGCTCTGCGCGGAGCGTATCGGATGCGGAGGTCAGCTTTTTCAGCGTATCCATCCGTTTGTTGTAGTTGCTTTCATCAGTAAGGAGCAACAACCTCTTACCGATCAGGTTGAATGTCTCGAATTGATTGTCATGAAGGGTCTGCAGGCTCGAGGTATGGGTTGAGTGAAAGCCAGCAAGAGCAACCAGCAGTTGTTGCATCGTGGACTTACCAGTGCCACCGGGACCTACCAGGTGTAGGAAACGCTCGCCGGAGGTGTAACCAGTAAGGATCGCTCGGCAGAAAGCCTGGATCAGAATGTCTTGACCGGGATCGAGAGCCTTTTTAAGCCATGTCAGGAACTTAGGGCACGAGGAGTTCTCCACGTACTCATACCCCAGTTTGTGTCGCAGGTAAAGATCTTTGTGAAGGCCTTCTTTAAACTCAAGCGTTTTGAGCTCTAAAACTCCGTTGCTGAAAGCGACGACGTTTTTCGACGTAGTCCAGATGCTTTCGCGTCCGTTACGTACGGATTTGAGGAGTTTGGGTTTGAGCAGCTGATAAATGCTCGATACAGTGGCAGCTGTGTAACGCGACAGCAGTCCCGCCTTTACAACGATATCAAGGCAGTCAGTGATATATAGGCGTGTGTGTTGTTCATCGTATAGGTACCAGACCCCCAAATCGGAATCGTATCTATAGAACTGGTCGAGAGTGTTGTCGTAAAGGAGGTTGCCACCGAGGTTGTTAATCAGGGTGTCGGCGATTGTATTCTCGGTGACCTTCTGGCTAGAGGCGCCGCCGCCTTGAAGGTCTACGAGCTCCTTCGGTGAGTTTGGAGTTTTCACTTGTGCTGGTTGTGATTGAATGTGATTTGATGTGTCCCCTTCAGGTGAAGGAGTTGCGAGATCAAAAATCGATGCGTCCAGCACCGAGTTGATCTGCTTCTTTCGGGCGGAGGCGAGTTTTTCTTTCTCGTCGTCCGTGGCGTATCGGTCAAACGTCGACCGGCTTACCGACTTTACTTTCTTCCAGATAGCAAGAGGGCCGAGCTCTGATGCGAGCGAGATTGCAGGCAGAAGGCTGGCTGTATCCCTTACGGAGGAAAGGATCCGGTAGAACTTGCCATTTTCGTCGTGATGGTACTCATAGATGTTATAGAACGCATCCTGTGCTGTTGTCAAGGGTGAGACGCGTACAGCAATTTTGCGTTCCTTGAGCCAGTTGACCCAGCCAACAAGCTCCTTGGCAACCGAGGCCATCGTGGAGCTCCGGTCAAGAACTTCTTCACCGTCGAGCACAGACCGGACTGTGTGCGAAACGAGCGCGGTTAGATCAACACCCCTGGGAGAAACTTCGGCACTTTTAAGTATCTCGATAGCTTCGTCTCCTTGGTCCGGAGCCCACGTTGGCAGCGTGGCGAAGTACCTAAGAGCATCGTCGGTTTTCGCGCTGGGTATGAACCGTCCTGGTGCGCAGATGATTTCTGCCTCACTTTTTGGTCCGTAAAACAGATTGGGGATCGTGGTTGCTCGGACGTCAGAGCCAGGAATTTGTTTATAAATTTCTTTTGAAAACCACTGATAAAAGTCAGCGTTGATGATGGGTTTCTCTAAGCCAAAGACCAGTCGAAAGCGAGGCCAATTTTCAGCAGTAGAGGGTGAGTAATAGGCAAGAGTCAGATACTTTTTACAAATATCTAATTCGAGAGCTTCCTCAACAGTTAGCTCTTGCTTTTGAACTTTATTACCGTCCTTGTCTTTATGATCCGCTTGGTTATCGATATCTACGATTATTAAGCCCGCTTTGATTACACCTGTTCTATTCGCTTTTCGTTTGCCTTCGTGTAGGTGCCAAGCGCATAGGCCGCTCTGCTTCCCTAAATGAACGCCCAGTTCCCCCGTGGTCAGCTCGAGAGCCTCCCAGTTTTCGTTAAAAGACGTGAAGTTACCTTTTGCTTCAATCTTGCCTGTAATCGCATCAACGTGCTTAGCGACTACAGAGTTGATTGAGCAAACGAACTTCATGGAACTCACGGAATGACGTGTATTATGGCGCTAGTGCGCTGAAAAGCCAAGGCTAGAAACTTAAGAGACTATTAACTTCTCGTTACCGTTCGTCGTTGAATTTAGTTATTTTGTCACCAACTTTGTTTAAGGTAAAGCATTTAGGTTGTCGTAATACTGTTTTACGACTTCAAACCAGTTTGCTTCATCTTTCTCTACGTCTTCTTCGTTAAAGGTGAAAACTTGAGTGTTGAATTCTTTAATCGCTGTAGTGACAATAATCTGAGTCTTTTTTATTTTAATTCCGAGGCAAGCTTCTGCTGCGGCTTTGTAGGCAGCCAGTTGGAGCCTTGTCTTTTTAGTTTTGAAAACGCCTGATATCAGCGCTTTCTTGGTTTTTTCGTCGAGGTTTTGGTCCTTCTTGGGGAATCTAGCTGAGTAAGGCCCGTTACTGGTCTTGAAATCGGCGAGAATTATGTCCGCGTTACGGTCCATGTAAATGAGGTCACAGCATCCGGCGTAGCCGTGCCCTGTTTTCTCGTCGTAGTAGTGGATTCTCCCTACCCCGTCGTCGCCAACGTACTTTGACCAACTGGGCTGGTTAAAGGGTTTTTCAGACCAAAGAACTCGACCGTCAGCTAACAGACTGTCGAGCAGATCTGGCATCCCTTCCCAGTAAAGCCTGTACTGCTCTGGCGGGACAACTCGCAAACCACGTAAATAGTTTTCAACGCTGTTGTGAATCCAGGTGCCTCGTTCGGCAGCTTGTTCAGCACCTCCTGGGTTTAATTTATTCCAATGCGCAAGTTTCTTTCTCGTAGCCTCAGACTGCGTGGCACTCAGGATTGAAGTTACTGATGGAAGTGGCTTCGGTACTCCGTTACAAACGTAGTGTCGTAAACCATTTACTGTTACTCGGGTGTTAGACACTGCTTGGTTCGTCAGAAAATTTCGTTAATCTCACTCACGCCTTCATCCTCCTCATCATCATCCTCTGTATCAATGAAGAACTCTTGTTTTTGATATTGATATTCTCGATTCCTCTGATCTATCTCTGACATTAGGCAGAGAGCAGCCGAGAACCCTTCTAAAACGATGTCAGCGCACTCCTCAGGCCCCCGTGGCTTACCTTGGAAGTCCACGCATTCCGTTAGTAATTGGTTGCCGGTCAAGAGTGCTGTGACCTTGTCGAGCTTATTGTTTTGCTGCTTCAAGAGCTCGCTGATTTGATCGAGTTTGTGAAGGAGCTGCTTGCTCACGGGACTAAAATTTTTGGTTGCTGCCAGCCTACTTCGTATTCAATAGTTGTATTAGTAGGCGCTGCTCCTATGGGGTAGAACACAAACCACGCAGACGTCACAGAGTCTTTTAGTTGTTTGTTATCCGCACGAAATGACGGCCTTGGACTGAGAATCTTTAGGTTTATAAGATTACTTTCCTTAAGAAACGATTCTCTCTTCCGCGTGGGCTCCAGCAGAGTTAGTCTGTCAAGAACGACTACACCGTGCTTAGCAACGTCTAATCCGTACTCAAGTATCCAGTTTGTCTTGTCGCCTAATCCTTGCGTGATGGCGATAATCCAATCGAACTGGTCTCTCTGGAGTTCCCACCAGTTGGGGTCTTCGAGGTTATCTAGGTCTTCGTTTGTGGTGACACAGTTGTTTTGATACTTCTCTACTTGTTTTTTGAGCCCTCCCGTAAAGTCAGCCGGGAGTAAAATATTCCCATAACACAAGCCCGACCTCCCGATGGGGTCGAAAATAAATTTAGGGACCTGGTAGAACGACATGGGCACGGATGATATGGTCAAGAAGCTCAGAACTTACATGACTCTTGAGCAGGATTTTGCGCTTCGTAGGTTTCAAGATTCTTTGAAGGAACTAGAGACCGAAGATGTAGCTGAAGCGCTGAGCATAGTCTACGCCAACTATTTAATTCGAGGCGCGTTGCTGGAAAACATCATCAAGTGGTGTATTACAAATGATGTCGACCTCCCTTGTTTTGGTGATTTGATCAGCATGTAGGCAAAAAAAAGGGAAGGCTGAAACGCCTCCCCGTGGATGCGGTAGTGAGGGACTCAGAACTCTAGACCAGCGGCTTTGAGGGCAGCTTTTTGGTCTTCGGTTAGTTCCTTCGGTTCCGCTTTCTTGTCGGCAGAAGGGGGTTCAGCTTTGGCCTTCTTAGGTTCGCCTGCGGATGGAGGAAGAGACTGAAGCGTCGCGGGTGCTTCTCCTTCGAGTCTGCGAGGGTTTGCTTCCATAAACGAAGCTTTCAGAGCCGCGTGATCTTCTCCCAGAGGAAGCTCAACCAAATTCGCACCGGGGATATGAGAACGAAGTGCAGCTGATACCAGCTCTCCTCCATCGGTTTCCAACCAGTTCGAAATATCCTCGATGAGTTTTTTCTCGTCTTCGTTTTGAGTGGGACGATCTTTGAACTCCAAAGCGTTGTAGTTGATTTTCGCACCGTCAGCGCCAGTGACAGGATCCCTCTCAGTGAAGGATTTTTGCACAAACTTGGTGCTCGTGATCACCTCACCAACATTGATGCGGTTGTTGTAGAGCGTCTGGAAGTACGAAATAAAGTTCTTCTGGCTCGACTTACCGCTGACGATGCTAGTGCAGACGCAGCGTGGAGGAAGAAGACGATGAGAAGGTGAGACACCGATATAACTAATCCGAATAAACTCTTCATGCGAACGCATGCCAAGGTTGCCAAAAAACGGCGTGAACCCAAGAAGTACAAACTCGATGGGAATCCCATTGTCATTACTGTCCACGATGGCCGCCTCAGAGTCAGTGTCGGACTTCCAACGGCGTGCTTGAAGATCGATCCGCAGCGTGTGCGGTGGAACCTGGCAGAGAATTTCATCAGCCGAAAATTTGCCTGCGATAAAAACCATGACGAATCAGAG